TTTGATTCGTCAAAGGAACGCAAGAGAAGATTGGGCTTCTTGCAACGGTGACTTCAGAGTACCGTGGCACAACGCACTCATCTGAAAATGGTTCGGCGGCTCCATTCAAAAGCCGCCGCTTTTTTTGGTCCTGTCGTCTAGTTGGCTAGGATACCGCCCTTTCACGGCGAGAACACGGGTTCAAATCCCGTCAGGATCACTGTTAAAAACCTGTTCAAGCACAGCACAAATGAACATAGGGTATGGAAACACTAGCACTCACTTGTTACGGGATCGGGGCTGTAGCCGCCTTTGCAGCGGCTACCCTAAAAATTCACGCACACGGATACGCCACGGGGTATGAAGCCGGTAAGATATACGGCTTTACTGATGGGCTGAATCGGGCAAAGACTGTAAATGCTAAAGACTTTCCCCGAAAGCGGGAGGCAGTGAGAGCCTAAAGAATCAAGACAACAGAATATCTGTAGTAAGAATTGGTCTGTTCGCCACTCTTTGGAGTTCGGTGTTCAGACCAATTCTGTTTTCAGACACGGTGTTCTCGTTGGTGTAGATTCTAACGCGGTCTTGCTTTAGTGTTTCGTCTGCCGTGAACTTCACAGTGAACGAGTGCGCGTTGTTGGTCGCTGTCCCCGCGATGTAGTTCACCAAAAGTGTTTGGTTTGCGGTGAGTGCGGCTACATCAGACACTGTTTGCGCTGATGGCGTGGTGATTTCTATGATGCTTGTGCCTGTTGGGATGAGCGATGTGCTGCTGAATTCTGCTGTTGTGTAGTATTCGGTGATGTCGGCGGGCAAAGATATGCCCGACACCACAAGCGGCGAACCCACAGCACTGCTGACGCGATCATTCAGAGTGCAAATCACTGTTCCAAGCGCAACTCCCTGTTCCGTATCGGGAGAAAACAGTGAAAAAGTGGTTCCCGTGCTTGTTGCAGCACCAAAAGAGTTCCACTGCTGCACTGCTGTGGGACTTTCATCGGCTAGAGTCACCGTTGTGGTGTCTCCAACCGTGACAAGCACGCGAATTCCTTCGGTTGACACCGAATTGCTGTCTCCACCAGCCAAAAATTTGCAGTTCAGCAGGTTTCCGCCTCCTAGTGGAGCGTTTTCGTTCTCCCAAGAGTGGAATTGCAGAACTTCTGACGAATTTCCTGTGGTTTTTATAAGCACTGCAAGCAGAGAACTGCCCCGCGAGTCCCAAATGTTCAAGAATGGGGTGATGTCAAAGGAAACTTGTGATCCACTCCATGATCCATTGCAGATTATTCCTGATGTGGCAGGTTCTGTGTCGCCGCCAGCAGTTGTCCAACTTGTTGCTACTGCTTCGGAAGGTTTGTTCCACGATACCGAGTAGTCCACAGGTGAATCAAGTGGCAACAAGACTGCTTGCAGGGCAGTTCCTGCGGTTCCCGACAGTAGCGTGAGCGTTAGAGTGCCGTTCACAATGGTGTACGGACTGCCTGCGGTGTAGCCTGTAATGGTTGACACCGCATTTGTCAAATAGGATCGTGGATTTAGTAGCACAACGCTTCGGAACTGCTCAAAATCCGATCCACCAACCTTCAATATATTTCTAGCACTATACAGTAAGTTGCCGCTGTCCCCACCCGAATACAATTCTGGTGCAAAGTAGCCATTGGTTATATCAAAATTTGTTGCAGCCATTTGATATATTTATCCTGTTTTAATAACCATATCCACCGTAGGATGGTGGCGTATAAATGGGCGCGGGTGGAGTTGGAGTTGGTTCTGGTGGTGTGTAGATGGGCGCGGGTGGAGTTGGAGTTGGTTCTGGTGGTGTGTAGATGGGTTCGGGTGGAGTTGGAGTTGGTTCTGGTGGTGTGTAGATGGGTTCGGGTGAAGTTGGAGTTGGTTCTGGTGGTGTGTAGATGGGTTCGGGTGAAGTTGGTTCTGTTGGGGTGTAGACGGGTGCGGGTACATCTATTATATTAATAATACCTCCCATACTAGAATGAATTTCACAATTGTAATAAAGAGTGGAAGGCGCATCATATGGAACTGTAAATGTTATTGTTCCATTAGCAATTCCATTATTAGTTACACCACTACTGTATGCGTTTTCAGTACCTGTTGACCTTACAGTTTTAATCCAAAATGGATGTCCTAATGCGTTTATATTAAATGTATAAGTTTCTCCTTCCATTAGCGTCAAAGTTGGATTGGGATTTGAATCTTGATTTATTCTATAGTTTCCTTTACCACGAACTTCCGTGCGAACTTCCGTGATATCACTTAAATCTATAAATTTAGAACTTACTGGTTCAAATGCCTTGACAGGGTTGAGTGATATTTTATTGGTGATGTATGTGTCGCTGTTTCCGTCTGCTCCATATACCGTTACCCTCACGGTGGGTGTTACATCGTGAGTTAACCGCGAACTAGAGTAATTATTGCGATAACTAGAGTGAAGCATAGTGTTCCTATTACGAAGCGTAGAACGAGAATGTAATGCCTGTTCCTGTGTTGTGTGGAGCAAATCCCGCCGAATACGGTGGGTAGAACACCTTGATCTTGTTGATGTTGTCTACTTCAAAGAACATTTCATCGCCGTGGTACATGGTGTACGATGCAGTTCCTGCTGTGGATCCGTAGAAAGCCGCATCTGCTTCAGAAATAACGCACATGAATTCGTTCTGCGATGCGTTTGCGCCTGTAGCAATACGCGAAACCTTGATGCGTACACCCGTTGCACAGGTGAATCCTGCGTTTGAGTTGTACTCAATCAGGTTCTTAGCGGAGTATCCCACAGTACTTGTACGCGCCCTGAAGGACGGTTGTGTGGGGTATGAGTCAATCGCTACCGTTACTGCACCATTGGCTACTGTGCCTGCAAGACTTTGCAGTTGAGTGTTTACTGCATTCTTGATGAGGGTGTGCAGGCTCAGGGACTGCGGTGCGTCAAATGCACCTACACTCACGCTGGAATCGTACAGTGCTTGTTTGGCAGCAATCAGGAAGTCGGTGTTGGTTTTGACCTGCTGAACGCTGGTGTTGAGTGTGTCGGTCTGTGTTCCGAAATTGCTCAACTCAACAGGCAGATATCCGCCGCTGTACCCCTTGACTGTGACGGGATCACCACTAGTGCTGCCCGTGACCCACACGCCGTATGCAGCCTGATTGGAACCCTGAACAGGCAGCGATGCGCTGTATGCTGCTGTTACGCCCACGATGGACGAGAATGTGGCACTTGCGCTCACTGTGAAGGTGATGCCGCTGTTTACCATGAACACATTTAGTGCAGCAGCACACCAACCCGCACCTGTTACTCCACCAACTTGGGTGAGTGTGCCAGCCGGTCCAACCGCAGCGTTCTGATAAACAGGAACCGTAGCCTTGGATTGGTTATCGTTTGCGCCGTCACCAATGATCTTTATGGTGTCAATGGTGTAATCTAGGTTGCGGATGTCTAGATCGGTGGCACTTACGGTGACACCCGTGATGCTGCTCACATTTACATTCAACGCATTGCTCGTCACATACACAACATCAATTGCCGAAGTAGAGCCGGCAAATCCGTACAGTGCTGTTGGAACAGTGCTGTTGACTCCTGCGCCGTAAACCGTAACGCTGTCGCTGTTGGTGGTCAGTCCACGAATAGAAACCGTGCTGAAAGTCACACCAACGGCTGTGGCTCCGCTTACTCCGAATACACCAAGATTGGAGAAGGATGCAACTGTTACTGGCAGCGAACCGCTTGTGGTGATGCCGACCGGATACGCACCCGCAATGCCCTGTACTCCCACATAGTCTGCGCCGCTTGTGCTGCCGCTGCTGTCGCCACCGTATAGGTTGCGAATATCCAAATCGGTTGCAGATACGGTCAGCGTTCCAACGGTGATTCCTACGGCTTCTGCGTTGGCAATACCTGCGATTGCAAGGGTTACGCCGATTCCAACAAGCGAAGTGGCAAGGCTGAAGTAGCCGCCACCACCCAAATAATCGTAACGAGTCCATGATCCACACAACCCCACCGGTAGCGGCGCGTTATTTGAAACATAGTTTACGGTATCGTTGGCACCGTAGGCAACCTTGACAATCTGATGATGTGCAGTTTCTCCGGCACCAGAGGGCTTGACAAAATCGCTGGCTATGGTATAACTGACACCTTCGGTAACAATGCTGTAATTGTCGCTGGTCGCTGCCATTGGCTTCTCCGCTGATGGTCTTGGGCTGTCTGAAGACTAAATAAGGATACCTCACCTATGTATATTTCCGAAAGTAAGGCTGATATGGACATCAACAACATACGGTTTCCCCGCGAAGTAGAAAACCACGCAAAGAAGTACGAGGTTTCGTATATTGATGCTGTGATTGCGGTGTGCGAACGCTACGGTATTGAACCACAGGTGGGCGCAAAGTTCCTCAGCAAGCCTATTATTGAAAAAATCAAGGCTGAAGGACAGGAACTGAATCTGCTTCCAAAAAAGACAAAACTGCCCCTTTGATCTTGACACACGGCTATCGTATGGTACTATCCATACATAGTCCTGACTGATTTCTACATCACACACATCAACACACACAGTACATCTAGTACAAGGAGACACGCATGGGATTCAAAGACCTAAAGTCCGCTTCCAAGAACGCATATCAGACACTTGCCACCGAAATGGACAAGATGGCAAAGAAGTCTGAGTCCTACAAGGACGACCGTATGTGGAGAGCGGAAACCGACAAGACTGGCAACGGCTACGCCGAGATTCGCTTTCTACCCGCTCCTGATGGCGAGGATCTGCCGTGGGCGCGTGTTTGGAACCACGGTTTCCGTGGTCCGGGTGGTTGGTACATTGAGAACTCCCTCACGACCATTGGTCTGAAGGATCCAGTGTCCGACATGAACGCGCAGTTGTGGGCTAGCGGATCGGATGACGACAAGAAGATTGCGCGTGATCGCAAGCGTAAGTTGTCGTACATCAGCAACATTCTTGTTGTGAGCGACCCCAAGCACCCCGAGAACGAGGGCAAGGTGTTCCTGTTCCGCTACGGCAAGAAGATTTTTGAGAAGATTCAGGAAGCCATGAATCCGCAGTTCCAAGACGAGAAGCCCATGAATCCGTTTGACTTTTGGAACGGGGCTACCTTCAAGTTGAAGATTCGTCAGGTTGACGGCTACACCAACTACGACCGCAGCGAGTTTGCTGCTCCGTCTGCGCTACTTGGTGGTGATGACGCGGCTCTTGAGAAGATGTGGAAGAAGCAGTACTCCCTGAAGGAGTTCACTGATCCCAAGAACTTCAAGTCTTATGACGAACTCAAGGCTCGTCTTGAAACCGTGCTTGGTGGAAACATCCGTGCTTCGGCATCGGAGGAGTTTGCCAAGGGTGGTGCGGAAAAGGCTGCGTTTGATGATGAGGATGAAGTTCCTGCTGTGAAGAAGGCTGCTCCGCAGCCAACCAAGAAGCCAGTGAAGGAAGCCGTCAGCACGGATGATGACGACACCGAATCGGCTCTCTCTTACTTTGAGAAGTTGGCAAGCGAAGACTAAATACTGTGCCTTCGGTTTCGCAGCAAAGGGGCATCCTTCGGGATGCCTCTTTTCTTTTTACGGTACAAGCGAGAAGGTCTGCATCTGCTTCTGCGTGGGTTCGTTGTTGCGAATACGCAGATCGTCATTGAAGTTGTTCACCACATTGCTGACGCGAGTATTCACGGACGAGTTGTTTACGGTTCCCGCAGGGGTCGCTGTCCCCGCTGCCTGTGCGCTGCTCAACGCGGCTTGTTCGGCGGAATACTGACTCAGCATCTTTCCTGCCGTGGTGTTTGGCGTGGACGCAGACAGAACACCCACTGTAGTGGCTTGATCTGATGCCACAGCGGATCCTGTGCCTGCGGACACCGAAGGAATGGTTGCAGCAGCGGTTGCAGACTGTGCTGCATTCACAGCGGCAAATTTTCCGATGTTGGTGGATGTTGCCGATGGATCTACTTGAAGAATTTGATTTCGTATAGAGGCAGTGTCATCTCCTGCTCCATATTTTGATTCGTACGCACCAAGTGCATCCAACGCCTGTGATCCTGTGATCTTTTTGTCGCTGATCAGTTTCGGGAGCATTCGCGGATCTTGAGACATTGCTGCAATGTACTCGGGTGTGTTGCGTTGAGCCTCTATTCGCGCATCAGCAGCCTTGCCTTGTTCTGCTATTTTGTTTTCTCGGTCAACATCTCCAAATGTATATGTGTCCTTTTCCATCATCAGTTCTGCTAGGTTTGTGCCAAATATGGCATCAATTCCTGAGTTGATGAGCCACGCCAAGCCACCACCAATGGCTGCTCCCACAGTAGCCACTAGAGCAGGAATGGCAACGGTTAGCAGTGTGCTGCCAATGGCTGCAATAGCCGTTCCAAGCCCTGCAATTGCTACCATGAGTGCAGGACCGATTGCTGCAATGGCTCCTATGATCATTGGACCAAGAGCCAGAAGTCCGTTTGCAAGCAGCGTACCAAGACCTGAACCAAACAGATTTGACAGTAGTGAAGACAGGAATCCGCCACCACCCTTTTCCCCTGTTACCATTTTGATTGCTTTTTCAGAAACCTTGCCGCCGGTCTTGCCTTCTAGTTCTGCTTCGCGGGCTTTTAGTTCTGTGGCATCACTTTCTACAGGAGCAAATTTGCTTTCAATGATGCTGCGGATTTTGGTGACTTCTTTATAGATGGCACCAAGTGTTGACGGTATGCCTTTTCCTGCACCACCAACATCAAGACCTGGAATATCCGATGCGCGAGTTCCGCCCATCATTCCGGTTCCGCCACCTCTACGGGGCGATCCTACACCACCAATGTCTAGGTCTGTTCCTCGTTGACCACCACGGGATACATTCTCCTGTATCCGACCAGACAACATTTCAATGCTTTCCTGTGCTTCGCGTTTATCCCTCAAGAATCCGCTCAGTAGACCACCAACAACAGGAACCTTTGCAGCCAAGCGTTCAGGTAGTGTCTTCTTGAATGATTCTGCTTTATCTTTTATGAATGCAGCAAAGGATGTTCGCTTCTTGAGTTGCGCTTCAACAGGCGCAATGATGTCTTCCATCTGTTTAGCAAGAGCGGCATTTTTGCCTTTTGCGTTTGCTGCTACCTTTCGTATAAACTGTAGTTGAGCGTATATCTTTTTAGCGTCATCAAAAGATGCTTTCATTGACGCTTCGGAAAGCACAACCGCTTCCTTCATCAATTCATACGCAGCCGCTCCTGCTGGATCGTCTTGATTAAACTGCTCACGGTTTTCTGCGATGAATGTTTCAACAACCGAACGCATACCCTGCTTTTGAGCAGTTCCAACCACATACTCTTCTAGTTCAGAAGTCTCAATCCCCATCGCTTTCCGCTCATTAAGCATAGCCTGTAGAAAATTAATTGTCTCTGCTACGGCTACATTGGATGTCGCCATAGTTTTGGCAGCGGCAACGGGAGGAGTCTTGAACTCAGGCTTCAAACCACCAAAGCGACCGCCCACCCGCTCTTGACGGGAAGCCATCATCTGCCTCATCTGTTTATCGCTGACGATCTTCTTTGCCATGATGCTACCTCGGTGTCATGGTAAAGGGGTCACAGGGGTTTTCGGTTGTTTGCTTTTTCTTGCTCTCGTTTGAGATGAGAAATAAGCATTTGTATGTATACCTCTCGTTCCCAAGGTAGCATTGCCTCTAATTCGGCAAGGGAATACCCGTGGTGCTGCATGAGGTTGAAGTTCATTTGGTAGTACGCCCCCAAGTCGTTATGACAGAGGGCTACCGAAAAAAATCAGATACGCTCTTCAGTTGTATCTTTACAGTTTCCGAGCATTGCGGACACGGGTACTGAAATTCGTATGTGAGTTCAGGTACACTCTGTACGAAATCCATGATCTTGGAAAACTGCTCTGGTAGCATATTGTCCACAAAATCCGTGAGTTCTTGCGGATTGATGTCCTTTACCTGATACACCTGCTCATTGAGAATAACGGATTCAATGCACCGCTTGGCTAGATCAAATGCAATTTCTACTTCAGTTTTGTTGTAGTCAATGTCGTGGATGGACGGATAGCGCATGACCACGGTGAGACTGTCAGTCATTTTGATATTGCTGTCCACCACAGGCTTGGTCATGGGCTTGATGGTGATTTCATCTAGTTTGATCTTGATGGTGGTTTCTTTGCCGCAGTTGGTGCAAGTCACCTGCGGCTTGACTTCTTCACCCACAGACTTGGAGCGAATCTGCAAGAAAGCGTATTCTGCGTCCGCAGCACACAGTTTGCGGGTGTCCACCGTGTTGTTGGTACACGCAAGGATCACATTCCGCATGGCATCGTTGATCTGATTGATGTTTTTGGACTGTAGACCCATGAGGAGGATTTTCTCCTCCTTGACAACAAAGGGTCTGAATTTTGTGGTGATGTCCGATACGGGCAAGGTCATGCTGTATTGCGGCAGCGCGGCATTCGTCAGGGTCAGTTGTGTCATTGTATTCCTTTAGTCAATATAGTCAGACTGTATTTATGTGTTCAACTTGGAGTATTTGTTGGTGACTTCCATTGCTGCGGATCGCCTCCTGCGGCACCGCCCATATTGTATATTTTGCTGCTGGTTGGACTCAAGAAAGAAGCCGGACCGTTGTTTGGAGTTGGGGTAGAGCCAGGCATACCAATATACTGTGGGGTGTACTTGCGGAACGACAGGGTTATGTCTTGGCGCAGATAGTCGTTATCCTTGTCGTAGCCCATCTGCAAATCACCAATAGACTTGGGATACACTTCTTCCACAAAGAATTTGTGGGTGGGGGCTTCGTCCTTGCCGAATACCGTTATTTCCAAATCGGTAATGTAATCGTCATAGTAGCCAAACTTGAAGTTGTCGCGGCTGCACACAAAGTTCATCCAGTCTTCAAAAAACTTGCGTTCACGCAAATCCGCAGACAGAATCACGGAGATGTTTATCTCTCCGCTGTAGATGGGTTCATACGGCATATTTCGGGCAGGACCGTAAAAGCGATACGGTGTGGTTGAAAATCCACGACCAGGCACGGTAACAGCATCACAGCGAACCGTGAGGTTCTTTAGTTCGGCTGGATTGCCTGACGGAAACACGCTTGGAATACCAAACATCAGTTCGTAGCGATTGCTGTACGCAACGCCAGAGCGTCTGATTGCTTGAATCATTTCGTTGATGTTTGACGGTACTAGTGCCATTTATCCTCCCCCGCGAATTACTGCGTTTCGGCTGTCTCGGTATACGGTTACGGGTTTTGCCCCTACAAACTTTTGTGAATTTCCGTTCACCATGTCTTCCCACAACTGAAACGGCACGAGTGCTGGTCTGCGTTTCATGCCTTTCCACAGATACCTTCGGTAGCACGGTTTGTAATACTTGAATATTCTTCGTGCTTCCAACCGATCATAATCCACCCGCAATCGTGTTCTCCACTCCTCGTTTGCCTTGATGGTGGGTAGTCCACGCATAACCACATCAAACAAGGCTTTTCTGTATTGGGGAGCAATGAAGTGCAGATTCACTCCCTCAAATCCGCCTCGGTACACATCAGTGATCAGGACGAGAGGAAACGAATCGTAATATGTATTCCGTGAAATAAAAGATTCACTGATTGGTTTGTATTTGAAAAAGACCAAGCAACCCGGTAGGAGGCGAGTGGGTATGCTTAGTTGATTGTAATCATTCAGCATTTGGACAAACTGAATGTAAGTCTGATCGGTTCCACCTAATACCACGGTGGTTTCTTTGAGTAGTTCTTGAAGATCGGTTTTTTGTTTTTGTTCGTCTATCATGGCTTCTTCTTGAACAAGTCGTCCTCGGTCAATATTTTGAATTCCCATCCCTTGGCATCGGATACCCGTTTAGCCGCGTCCCACTTGGCTTTGTTTGTGACCCATGTCTTGACTTCGGTGATGTATCCTCGGGTGATCTTTTTTCGCTTTTCGGGTTCGCGGCACTGCTTCTTGGGTTTGATCTCCACAAGCCAAGTCTTGATGCCTTCAGGTGTGCGTACCTCAACCAAGAAGTCTACAAAGTAGCGATGTGGTTTGTGGTCTATGGGACTCATATACGGAATCACAACCTCTTCGGATGCCCAACGGAGAACATTTGAACTGCTATCGCAGTACTTCATAAACTTGCGTTCCCACATACTTCGGTATGTGATCTTGGTGGGATCGCCCATGTATTTGGTGGGATTCTGTGGTTGAAAAATACCTTTGTATGCCATACATAAATATGTAGCCGTTCTTCAAAGGAATATCCATGTCACAAATTCCACAATCCCTGATTAACCCTGCATTCACATCAAACGGGAAGCCGTTTGTGTCTACTAACCGTTTTGGTTCAGGACGATTCACGGGAACTGCTTTTCCTGAACAAGCGGGTGATCCCGTGCTGCAAAGTCTGGAATCAACCCCCAAACTAAAGCGCGGATCACGGAATAGACCTTCTGTTCTGCGGTATCCCGTGGATTTGGGCAACGCGCAGGTTCCCCATGTCATGCAGTTCAAAGCCTTTTGGAGATGGGAAGCCAAGGATCTCCGCGAGTCCCTGACCAATGCCAAAATGGAATCTGCCAAAAATATTGGCAATCTGACCACGCTGGCAAGTCTTATTAGTGGTGGTGGATTGGATCCACAGTCACTGTACAGCACACCCCTGAGTGATGAAAAAATTGCAGCATTGCAGGAAATGATGAACGATCCCAATATGCTCAAGGTTGTTGATCCTGTCACCAACGAGAGCATGGCAACCATGTTGCAGAACAATCCTGGCAAAGCACGGCAGGTTTTGGAGCAGACTATTACTTCAGAACAGTCTCGTATGTCTAGCATTGAAGCAGAACTGAATAACGGTGCTGGTCGTGTGGGAATGGACGAAACCGAACGGCTTCAGGTGCAGGACCGAATTAGCACAATAGTGGCAGAGACCGGTGTGGTTGACGCTGCGGCAACGGGTGCTGTTCTTGGTGGAGCAGCCGGTGGTGCAGCAGGCATGATTTTTGGTGGTGTGGGTGCGGTGCCTGGCGCAGCAGGAGGTGCAGCGGTGGGAGCAGGACTGGCTGCGGGTGCGGTCGGACTAGCAAAGGCGTACACCAATGAAGCGGTGTACGATCAGATGATTTCTATCTATCTGCCGTTCTGCAACAAGGTAAACAACGAAGACTCGTTTACATACGAAGACATTGACAACAAGATTGCCGGTGCATTCTTCAATGCTTTGGGTTCTCCTGCGGATACTGCTGCACAGGGGCTAGAAGCAGGAGCGCAAAAATTAGCAGGTGCGGTTGGAGTCGCAGGATCCGCTGCTGCTGCTCGGGGAAAAGTGGTGAATCCTCGTCTTGAAAAATTGTTCAAACAAAAAGATTTCCGAAACTTCTCGTTTAGTTGGGAGTTCTATCCGCGAAATCAGACGGAAGTACAGACCATACGGGATATCATTGAGACATTCCGATATCACGCTCACCCCGCTCGGGACGAGCAGTTGGTCGGGGAAAAGGAATCCGATGTACAGATCATGCTGCGTGTTCCTGCGGAATTTGAAGTGCGATTCCTGTCGTCCAATCCCAACATGAACCAAGCAGGATTTGTGGAGAACGAGTATTTGCCGCGGATTGGTCGCTGCTCACTCACTTCCATATCGGTGGATTACACACCCAATTCTCTATTCAGTACTTTTGTTGACAACTCACCCACTGCTGTCACCATGACGCTGAACTTCAGTGAAATGGGCATTCTCACACGCGAAACCGTAGACAAGGGATACTGATGCCGTACTTCTCAAAGTTTCCTGTTTTGCAGTATCCTGTCCGCGATGGCGACACCTTTCGCTATGTGTTTGTTGCAAATATGCTTCGCCGCGTTGCGTTGAGTGATGACATCAGGGGCAGTGACGGTGCGTTCATAGAGTACAGCATAAAAGACGGAGAGCGTCCTGAACACATTGCAGAGCGTGTGTATGGCGATGCGTCTTTCCACTGGTTGGTGCTGATGACCAACAACATTATTGATCCGTATCATGGATGGTACAAGTCAGGCTCTGCCATAGAAGACTATGTGCAGAACAAGCACGGCGGATATACCGTGTACATCACCAACACCTCTGACGGATTTTTCTATCAGACCAGTGTGCAGAGCGGAAGCACTCTGTCACAAGGCGGTCGCTCCACTGCTATAAAAGACTACGATCCCAATCTATGCAAACTCACCATTGACGGCACAGGTTTTGCAACAGGATCTGCCACTATTGGTGTATCTGGTGGTAGTTCGTATTCGGTAAGAATCAAAAAGATAGAACCGTCCTACATGGCAGTTCACCATTTTGAAATTGCGTTCAGTGGTGGACTAAGTGCTGCGAACGACAAGTTTACGGTGGATCCCCTGAGTCAGCAGACAGGCAGTTATTCTGTTGTGGGTGGTGTTCTTGGTCATACAGAAAACGAATACCCCAATCTCACAACCGTTGGAGTTGGGTACTCGGGTTCAGGAACGGTTGATTTTTGGGAAACATACATCGGCAAATACATGGGTGTTTCTGGTGCGGCTGTACCCACATACGCGGTGTCCAACTACACATACGAGAACACTACTAACGATGACAAGCGCACCATAAAGATTCTGCATCCGCGCTACAAGCGCGAAGCACTTGCGGAACTTGAAGCACTACTGAGGGTATAAAATGTCTGATCAATCGGGACACGGCAATTCAATACTTGCAGCCGGAAATTACAAACTTCAAAAGTTTGTGATGCACTCGTTGATAAACGGCAAAGAGATAGACCTGAAAAACCTGTTTCGGTATATTGAAATCTACGAAGACATTTTCTCTCCGTATCTGTCGGCTAAACTGCACATAGAAGACGCTTTCAACTTTCCAGAGCGGTTTCCAATTGTTGGACACGAGAAGATAGAGATTTCATTCAAGTCTGATATCAACGCATTTACTCCTGTTGAACTCTTGTTTCGTGTGTATAAACTTGACACACAGCAGATTTCCGAAACAGGAAAAACTCAGCAGTATGTGCTGCACCTGATGAGTGAGGGCGGATTCTTTAATTTTTCTGATTACTGCGGTTACGCCATGTCAGGAACGGTATCAGATATGGTGGCGGGAGTTTTCAAGAAGCATTTCCCTGAAGGTGTGTGGAAAGATCGGTTGCAGATTGAACCCACAAAGGATAATTACTCTTTTGTGTTACCGTATGCGTACACTCCTTTCAAAGCAATAAATTGGCTTACCTCTAAAGCGTACACCAAAACAGGAAACGAGTACAGCCCGTTCTTGTTTTACGAAACACTAGACGGTTACCGATTCGCCAGTCTGTCGTCCATTATTGATCAAGGATCAGCAAATCCTGTCACCTATCTGCACACCACTGCAAATGCTGGTATTGCCGAAGGGCAACTGCAAAATCTAGGATTCAAGAGTTCGCTGCCTTCCCGATATCACAAAATACAACGGCTTGAAGAGATGAGCCGATTTGACGCTGCCAACAACATAATGAACGGCATAGTTTCGTCTCGTTTGGTGGTTCACGATTTGGTGCGTAAGGAGCAACGGATAGCCGATTTGTTTGAACCCGCCATTTTTGACAGCATAAAGAAATTGGGAACCGAACCGCACTTCAGAACGGCGGATCCTGAATCCAAACGGATGTTTGGTCGTGGTGTGGCGTACTCGTACTTGCCGTCAACCCCATACACAGTTCACAGTAAATCCAACGGCATCGTGGACAACTCAAAGATAGAGTCTGTGTATCTCAAGCGCAAGTACCACATGAACGCATTTTTGACACAGAAGATTATGATTGAGATATTTGGGGACAGTAGACGGCGAGTGGGCGATG